GGAAGCCCTGGAGATGGTGGCCCACAAGATCGGCCGCATCCTCAACGGCGACCCCGGCTACATCGACTCGTGGACCGACATCATCGGCTACACGCGCCAGGTGGAGAAGCGGCTCATCGCTGAGCAGGCTGAGCCGACGCTCGACAACATACAGGAAGCAAAGAACCGCGCAGCACGCGCAGCACTTGACGCTGCCGGCGTGTGGGGCTTCGATGAGGAAACGATCGAAGGTTGTGACTTCCCGGGCTGCCCCGTGTGTTCCCCCGAAGACAACCGGGTCAGCCTGGGCGAGAAGCTGGCTGGTGTCAAGCCGAAGGCAATGCCCGTGCCAGTGGGGCCAAGCGTCGCTGCGGCGCTGCAGACCCTGATCGACGCAGGCGTCATCACCCTCGTCGAAGAAGATGGCGACGCCTGAGTCCTGGAAACGCTACCCATTTGACATGCGCTTCCGCGTATCGTCATTGGGCAGGGTAAGGTTTGAAGACAAGCCGCCTAAGGTAATCAAACCACGTGTGAGCGGGTACTATTATGTGTGCGCGTACGCCGGCCGTAAGGTCCAGTACGCCGTGCACGAGATGGTACTTACTTCGTTTAAAGGACTGTGCCCGCCGCTACATACTGCCAGCCACCTCGACGGCGACCCTGACAACAATGCAGTTGATAACTTAGCGTGGGAGACGCATAGCGAAAACTGCTTACGCAAGAAACAGCACGGCTCGCATCAGGGCGGCGAAGCCAACGGGTCTGCTAAGTTGACCGCCGCGCAAGTCGCTGAGATCAGAGCCTCGCCGCTCGGGTCCAGGAAGTTAGCTCCGCTTTATGGCGTAGCCGACGCGCATATCAGAAAGATTCGCAGAGGAGACGCTTGGTGAGCAGACAACCTGAAAACACTTTCATTGCTTCTGTTCATAAACACCTCCCTCGGGAGCTTTATCGAATCAAGAATAACAACGTCTACAACTCAGGCCAGCCGGATTGCTGGTACAGCGGCCCAGCGGGCGACTTGTGGATCGAGTACAAGTTCAACGTGCTTCCCAAGCGCGCTGACACCCTGGTGGTGCCCGGCCTGTCCGAGCTTCAGAAGAACTGGATTACATCCAGGCACGCTGAGGGTCGTAAGGTTGGCGTCATCATCGGGTGCAAAGAAGGCGGCGTCTGGTTCCCCGGCACAAGCTGGGCGAGCCCGATAGTCGCAGAAAGATTTCGAAAGATGATGGTTTCCCGTAATACACTCGCAGAAATCATCACAGAGATGACAAAGGGGTAGGGCGAAGCGGTTGGCCGGTTTCAAAGACGCCGTGGCGACCAGAGAACTCTGCCCCGAGCGCCGCAGGACCTATGCGGTCTACACCAACACGGGATTAAAACGAGCGTGAAAAGACAAGCCGGAACCGCATTACTTAACTTATAGGACATCAACTTCATCGAGCACTATCATGCGTAACAACGAGACAGGACTATTCCCCGCACTGGAGGCCGCTTTAAAAGCGGCCTCTGAGCCTATGGATGCTCAGGCATTCTTCGACATGCCGCAAATCCGCGAGCACGCCGCGTCTGCCAACAGGGTCTCAGACTATCTGGGAAACCTCTGGCGAAAAGGACAAGTCGTGCGCCTCCCCGCCCCGAAGGAAGGCAGCAGCCGGTCTCGTTGGCTTTACGAATGGAAAGGCTCGAAGGGTCCCAAGCTCTACACCCATGCGCTGGAATATTCGCCGAGGGTGCTTGCTGACCGTCCGTCCGTACTCATCACTGAGGAGGGGAACGTCATCACGATGGAGTTCCCCAACCTCATCATCTCGATCCGGCAGAAGCCCGGCAACTAAACCACCAGGCCCTTCGGGGCCTTTTCACGCCCTCGTAATCTAATGTCTAACAACGATCTAATGACAGCCGAAGAGAACACGCTCGCCGCCGCGCAGGGGTGGGCTCTGGAGCACGTCTACGACCTGGAGACCAGCAAGTGGCGGGTGATGGTGCTGGGTATGCCCAGCGCCGAGGCCACCGGCCAGGCGGTTGTGAACCGCGCCCGTATGGGCGACACGCTGGCTCAGAAGGCTCTGAGCCTTGTAATGAAATCTAACCAAAGGACATGAGATGACCCTAATCGACTGCGTTCGCCGCGCTATGGCCGAAGACGATGCTGACGACAGCCTGCTGCTGGTCAACCTATATGAGACCGCAGACATCAAAGGCAAAGAGCTGATTGACGACGTCTTCATCTGCCTTTGTGGATGGAGCATGAAAAATCTACTGGTGAAGATCAAATGAGCGCTTTCAAACCAACCCTCGCAGTGGCCGCAGACTTCTCCAAGATCCGCTATCCGGTGTACGCCAGCCCCAAGCTCGACGGCATCCGCTGCAGCATCGTGGACGGCAAGGCACTGAGCCGCACGCTCAAGCCGATCCCGAACAAGCACATTTACAGTCAGCTGAGCCACGCCAGGCTGAACGGCCTGGACGGCGAACTGATTGTGGGCGAGCCCACCAGCCCGACGTGCTACAACGAGTCGGTCTCGAACGTCATGGCCTACGACAAGACCCCGGCCTATACCTTCTATGTGTTCGACCACCATGCCTGCGGAGGCACCTTCGAGGCGCGCCGCGACATCATGCTCGACACGCTGGGTGCTGGCGTCTGGAGCGACTTCCACCAGATCACGCTGCTGGCGCAGAACCTGATGCACAACGAAGACGAGATGCTCGAGTACGAGGCCTCGTCTGTGGCCGAGGGTTACGAGGGCATCATCCTGCGCAGCCCCAACGCTCCGTACAAGTTCGGTCGCTCCACCGTCAACGAAGGCTACCTGCTCAAGGTCAAGCGATTCGAGGACAGTGAGGCTGAGATCATCGGCTTCGAGGAAGAGATGTTCAACGGTAACGAGGCACAAACAAATGAACTGGGCAGAACTAAACGCAGCACAGCACAGGCGGGTCTTGTGGGCAAAGACACACTGGGTGCGTTTCTCGTCAGAGACATCCACACCGGAGTCGAGTTCTCAATTGGAACTGGACTTACGGCCCTGCAGCGCGGCACCTTCTGGGCCCGACAAGACGAGTACCTCGGCAAGCTCGCCAAGTACAAGTTCTTCCCTGTCGGCGTGAAAGACAAGCCGCGTCACCCTGTGTTTCTGGGTCTGCGGGATCGGAGAGACCTGTGAACCATACGCTCTATGGCCGGTATCAGCTCATCGACATGGCGGAGAGCAGCAACCACCAAATGAACGCATACAGCTTTTCCATGGCAGAAGATGCTGTTCGGCACTTGCTGCCAGCGTGTTACCCGGGCTTGCTCGCCTTTGCACTTGCACCTCGTTTGAACACCCTCATAGACCAGGACATTCAGGCGCTGCATACCGCGGTCGAAGCCGACCTGCTGCGACGAACAACATTAAGACTTACATCATGAATAAAATCAAAGTTCTCAACCACGGCCTTGTCAGGCTGGTCGACCACATGGGATCTGACCTCTCCATCGTGCGCTCTGCAAGGGTCTCGTATGACGCCGAGTGGCGTGCTGGTGCTGATGAGGGCAAAGACGCCAAGCTCATCGACTACCTGGTCAAGAACCACCATACTTCTCCCCTTGAGTGCGTGCAGTTCACCTTCGAGGTGAAGGCGCCGATCTTCGTGCTCCGCCAGTGGCACCGGCACCGGACGTGGAGCTTCAACGAGGTGTCCGCCCGGTACTCTGAGCTGCCGGAGGAGTTTTATATCCCAGAGGTCAGCCAGATCACCACGCAGTCGGCCAACAACAAGCAGATGCGGACTGACAAGGAGCACCCACTGTCTGTGCACATTCAGCAGACGATTCTGTCGGCTGGCGAAGGTGCCTTTGCGACCTACCATGCACTGCTTGCCGAGGGCTGCCCCCGTGAGCTGGCCCGTGGTGTGCTGCCGGTCAACACGTACAGCCACATGTTCGCCACGGTGGACCTGCACAACCTGGCCAACTTCTTGCGCCTGCGGCTGCACGAGCATGCCCAGTATGAGATCCGTGTTTACGCCCAGGCCATGCTGGAGCTGATCGAGCCGATCGTGCCGGTGGCAGTGGCTGCGCTCAAAAAGCACGTGCTATGAACATCAACCTGAACACCGATGTTCCGAAGCTCGAAGCCAAAGGTGACTTCCTTGGCATCGTCAAGCTGTTTCAGACGGTGCGCAGCCAGGTCCCGCTGAACGAGACCGCTGACCACAAGGCCATCACCATGAACATTGCCATGGCCTACCAGAAGGCTGGCGCGTACAAGATGGCCGAGCTCAGCTACCAGGAGGTGCTGGAGTTCGGCGACGATCCCATGGCCCGCTACATGCTGTCCATCGTGCAGCTGCACAACGGCAAGGTCGTCGAGGGGTTCAGCAACTACGGCTACCGTTGGGCTTCCCCGGAGATGCAGCCATACTATGTCGCGCTGCGCACCCAGAACGTACCGTACCTGGAGCACTGGGGCGACATATCAGGCAAGCGCCTGTTTGTCACTGGCGAGCAGGGGCTGGGCGATGAGCTCATGTTCAGTCGAGCGGTCGTGCAGGCCAGCAAGACGGCGCAGAGCATTGTCAAGCTATCCCCCGAGCTGCTCGTGTCGTTCTTCATCGGCAACGCTGGTTCGGTCAACTTCTCGCAGAAGAAACTCAGCGAGATGCCACCTGGCTTCATCGCCGACCAGTACGACATCATCGTGACAGTGGGCGACCTGTTCGGGCTTTACGTCCGGGAGTTCAACGCCCTGCCCCCGGTGCCAACCTACGTGGCGCACGACCCCGTGTACACGCCTGGCAAGAAGCCCAAGGTCGGCTTTGTCTACAGCCCCGGCAACATGGGCGACTCTCACAAAGAGCGAACGATCAACCCGAAGATGTTCAAGCCCTACCTGGGGGACTACAGCTTCTACAGCTTCCAGATCGGCGCTCCATGTGAGCTAGGCGAAGACATGAGTCGGCACATTGTGAACTTCGACGACACGGCGGACCTGCTGGACGGCATGGATTGCGCCGTCACATGTGACACAGCATTTGCACACCTGGCGCTGAACATGGGCAAGCCCACGCTGCTGGTGTACGACAAGTACCTGGACTGGCGCTTCAAGATCGGGCTGTACCCCAAGGTGCAGCTACTCTCCACAACAGACAGAGACTTTCCCAAGAAGTTCCGCAACTTTGTCGAGGCCGCATGACCCACAAGCTCACCGCTGACGGCGCAGCCGTCGTCACGCCCAACATCAAGTGGCTGCCGATCACACCCAACACGCCCATGGGCGCCCGGATGCTGCTGATCGAGAAAGCCCAGGGCGTGGCCTATATCCGTGCCCGCATGAAGGACGACAACTTTACCCACTGGCACCCGCTACCTACCTTTAAGGACCCTGAATGAGCCTCGAAACCATTGAGCTGTGGCACCAACGTGCCCGCCCTGAACCCGCTGCCGAGAACCTGAATGCGCAGCTGGGCTGCCACTTGGAGGAGGTCGTCGAGATGTTCGACACCCTCAAGTTCAAGCACTTCGACTGGTCTGCCATGCAGCACAGCCTGAAGCTGCTGGCTGACGCGCTCAAGAACGGCTCGGAGAAAGTAACGATCCTCGACCGACGAGAGCTGCTCGACGCCCTGGCTGACCAGATCGTGACTGCTGTGGGCGTGGGCCACTGCGCCGACATGAACGTGCCCGCAGCCGCGGGACGTGTGGATTTCTCGAACTGGAGCAAGTACGACACCCGCGGTCAGCCCCTGTTCAAGCCCAACGGCAAGATCGACAAGGGGCCGGACTACAAGCCCCCAGTGTTGGACGGGCTGTTCTAAAGCATGAACCCTGAGCCGCTGCGCATCCTCAATCTTGTGGAGGCAGCGGCGTTGCTGCGCGTCCACAAGACCACCCTGTCGGGCCTGATCAAGTCGGGGCTCGTTCCCGCTGCGAAGGTGGGCCGAGCCTGGACATTCATCGAGACCGACCTGGTCGCCTATTTACGAGAGCAATACTCATGTCACTCTTCAAACGCCCTAACAGTGAAAAGTGGTGGTGCCGCTTCACCATCCCCGGTTACCCAAGGGTATGCCGCTCGACTGACACTGATGATGAACAAGCGGCGCAAGCTCGTGAAGACGAGTTCAAGGTAGAGCTGCGCAAGCAGGACCCCGCGCTTAGAGGTAAGAGCTGGGGCAACGCCGTCATCAAGTGGGCTGAGGCCGAAGACCGCTCGGACTCAGACATCCTGAGCCTGGCCAAGTTCGCCACGTTCTACCCCGACCGCATGCTGACCGAGGTCACACCGGAGAACATCGACGCGGCGCTGAAGAAGTTCTGCAAGACCTCCGGCACGTACACCCGCTACCGCACGCGCATTGGCGCCATCCTGGTCATGTCGGGCGTCGATCTCAAGCTCGTGGCCAAGAAGAAGAACGACAAGAAGGAAAAGCCGCGTGACTGGATTACCCACGAACAGTGGGTCAGGTTGCGCGCGCAACTCAAGCCCCACATGCTGGCCATGGCCACATTTGCCGTTACGACTGGACTTCGCCAGGCCAACGTGTTGGGGCTGCAGTGGAAGCGCGTCGACCTCAAGCGCAAAGTCGCCTGGGTCGAAGCCGCTGAAATGAAAGGTGGCGCAGCCATCAACGTCCCACTCTCAGAGGAAGCAATCAATGTTCTCATCTCCGTACAGGGCCAGCACCCTGAGTTCTGCTTTACGTACCGTGGCAAGCCGGTCAAGGAAGTTAAAACGGCCTGGCAAGCGGCTTGCGTACGCGCTGCTGTCGGCCGAACTACAGCGGCTGGACGCTATGCAGGCTTCACTTGGCACGGCCTCCGCCATACCTGGGCCACGTGGCATGTCCAATCAGGGACACCTATAGAAGTGCTCCAAAGGCTGGGGGGATGGTCTGATCTCAGAATGGTTATGAAATATGCACATCATGCGCCCGGGTTCGTGGCCAGCTACGCTAACAATATCAATTGGGGTAAGGGTGATGAATGAAATGACTCAATGGCGGCTGAAAGAGCTGCTTGAATACGACCCAAGTACCGGAGTGTTTACATGGAGGGTCGACCGGCGCGGAGGCTCGCGTCGTGGTGATGTTGCAGGCACAGTGTACTCAGACGGCTACCGCAAAATGCGGGTTGACATACATAAGTACAGCGCTCACCGTCTTGCTTGGTTATACATGACCGGCGTTTGGCCGACAGCGCACATCGACCACAGAGACGGCGTCCGTGATAACAACCGATTTGACAACCTCCGCGAAGCCACCCACCACGAGAACCAACAAAACCGAGTGTCCGCGCTGAATCGGACACCCGGACTGTTGGGTACGCGGTTCAGGAAAGGTGGGTGGGAGGCCTCAATCACCTCAGCTGGAGTGTGCCACTACCTCGGTCGGTTCGCCACGACTGAAAAGGCCAACGCGGCCTACCTGAAAGCAAAGTCAGAGCTGCACAGGTTCAACCCATCGGCGCCGCATCAAACAAACTCAGGAGTTAAGAAATGAAACCCAAGACCCTCGTCACGGTGTTCGGGTTCCCCGGCATCGTCATCGCCAACGACTCACGCGGCCCCGGCCCGGCAGGGCACATCCGCGTGGAATACAAGTCCCACTCCGGCGTCGTGCGCGCTTACGTGCCGGCTGAGTACGTGAAGGAACGGAAGTAATGGTACATCTCAAGTGGACTGAACTACTCAAGCGCAAGCTGCTGGGCCAATCGCTCAGCACCATCGAACGCGACGGTAAGTTCTATGTGCTTTACGACAGCGTCACGCTCGAGCGTGTTGGAAACAAGTTCCACGTCTCACTGAGCGTGAAGGGTGAACAGCTGTTCGCCTACGACTCCATGAACCTCGAAGACGGATGCTCGCTCACCCTAACAGGGCTGGGCGGACAACAAGAAATCAAACTGGACTCTTGACATGAACAACTACACCGTGCTGCTGCTGCGGCCTGACTACATCGCCGACGAGTTCGGCAAGGACACCTATCTGGCTCACGTCGTGGCGAACGGGGTGGCAGAGGCTGCCCGAACTGCTCAGCGCGAAGCACGCGATGCCGACTTTGCCTCCGATGGTGGCGACTGGGTGGACCACACGGACTACCACGTCCTGCTCGTCTGCGTCGGGCACCTGAAAGACCTGAAGCCATAAACAAAGCCCGCCACCCGGCGGGTTTCTCACATCTGGAGGACCATGCACAACTACCACCTTGTCCGCTCGAGCGGCAATGCCAAGACCGGACCGATTCCGGTCACTACATCCAGCAAGTCCACCTGCCCAACTTCCTGCCCACTCAAGGGCAACGGCTGTTACGCCGAGTACGGGCCACTGGGCATGCACTGGAATCAGGTGTCGGTCGGCAACCGGGGCATCACCCTTGGCGAGCTCTGCGACACCATCAAGACATTCCCGAAGCGCCAGCTCTGGCGCTGGGCACAAGCCGGTGACTTGCCGGGCGATGGCCACGAGATCGACGCCGCTGCGCTGGAGCAGATCACCACAGCGAACCGTGGACGCAACGGCTTCGGCTTCACCCACTATGACCCGGCGGTGGGCGGCAACGCTGCCGCGATCATGGCGGCCAACGCCAACGGCTTCACCATGAACTTGTCAGCTGACAACCTGGATGAAGCTGACCGGCTGGCCGCTGCGGACGTGGGGCCGGTGGTCGTTGTGTTACCCAGCGACGCCACCAAGCCCACTATGACGCCAGGCGGCAGGTTTGTTGCCGTGTGCCCAGCCACGCAGCGCGACGACGTGCAGTGTGCCAACTGCGGCATCTGTGCCAACGCCACGCGCAAGGCGATCATCGGGTTCCCGGCGCATGGCACCGGTGCCGGGAAGGCGCATGCGGTGTTCTTCGCTCGAACGTAGATCGAACGGCACTGTGTCAGCAACTGTGCCAGCGCATACTGTTTTAACCCTATCTAACGCCTTTCTAAGGCATTTCGAAAGGAGAGGTAAGATGCAACCCACCAAGTGAAAAGCCCCGTAACTCATTGAATTACGGGGCTTGTCTGCTACCAAATTTGGTAGGCGCGATTGGACTCGAACCAACGACCCCCACCATGTCAAGGCTCCGGTCACCCGGCGCTAAGCCTTTATCCATGCGGGTTTCACGACCACTGTGTCAGACCCCTGTTTCAGCATCATTTTCATCAGAGCTAAGAGGACCACATTATGCAGATTTACAAAACCACTTACCAGCGCGACGACTCCGAAGACGGCACCAAGTTCACCAACATCACCGTCTGGGGTGGTTCACTGACCGAGGCCAGCAAGGCACGCTCGGCCGCCAAGAAGCTCGGAGCCAAGGCTGAGACCCAGACCATCAACATTCCGACGGCCAAAGGCCCTCTGATCGACTGGCTGAACGAGAACGCAGCATGATGCTCCAACCGCTGTTCACGACTTCGCGGGTCGTGGTGGCGGTGTACCGCACCATCTCCACCACCGTGCTGCTGTACTACCTACTCAAACGCATGAAGAGCCGACAACCGCCGCGCGATCACCACCACGGTCGGTTCGGATAACATAGCACAACTCAGGAGGTTTTATGGACGAGTCTCTCATCCGCGGGCTGGTCATGGGCGCGGTGCTCGGCGCCGCCGGGCTGACCGCTACGCTGGTCTGGAAGCTGCTGCGCTCACCGTCTGAAGCGGCGCGGCGCACACGGACCGTGCTGTTGGTGCTCGCCGGGCTGGGGCTCACCATGGCCATCCTCACCGGCCCGCGTGGCGACCGGCCCTTCTTCATCGGGCTGGCCGTCGTGCTCGCCGCAGGCGCCTGGATTTACAAAGGCACGAAGAAGTGAGTAAGATCAGCCTCCCATCACAAGGAGGTTGATCATGGTCTTTGAAGATCACAACGACGGCATGGCCTACATGCGCAGTCACAAACCGCCTGCGGGTATGAAGTGGGCGATCGAGCACATCGAGACCGGAGAGAACGAAGACTCCGACGCGGTGCGGGTCTACGCCATCGAGCGCTGGCCCATCAACCCCGACGGCCCGCTGAACAAACCCGACAAGTGGACGCTTGAATCAGGCGACCCACTCCCTTAGCAACTGCTTTGCTGTTGCTGCGAATAGCCCCCAACTATGTTTGTTACCTGACCAAACTTCGTCTTCAAATCCTGAAGACACCTTCGGCGCCACAGACGCGCAGAAAACGCCACCCACTGGTGTAAGAGTGTAAACACCATTCTCATTGGTAAACTACCTCTCTACTTACACTTACACTTCTAAAG